CTAGTCTAATACAAGCTTTAAAAGAGGTAGGCTTAACTAATAACCAGATCAAGTCAACTGGATTGGTGCTCGAATGACTAAGACACTAGCTCAGATAGAATCAGGGCTTAAAAAGGTAGGTGTCATTCCACAGAATATCTACAAGGCTGTCGACTCATCAAAGCCCGTACGGGTCATACCGGGGATTTTGCGAGAGCATCAAGCTCTTATGGTGGAGGCTATTATTATCCACTACGCGGAATACCATAATTATCCAACTCCTCGTGAATTACACGAATACACGAAGAAGACTGTTCCGCTAGCATTGTGTCACCGGGTTTGGCAAGTCCAACCGTTCTTGGACGTGCTGTATGCACGAGGGCTTCCCAGTATCGAGAGTCTCACAGTTAGACGAGAAGACCCACACGTAGTAACTAGCATTGCCATTAGCGAAGCTTTAGATCCTAGACAGTTATTAGCCCTTAGTGTAATGACCGATACAACCCAAAGGCTGTCGTTGGAAACTAGACTGCGCAGGGCTGGCATCCAGAAGAGCGAGTGGCAGAATTGGATGCGAAATAAGAAGTTCCGGGAGAAGTTCGAGAGAATAGCCCGAGAGACTTTTATTAGGTCTCAAAGCATGATTGATTTGCAATTAGCTAGTGGTGCATTAGAAGGGAAGCTCGATTTCATAAAGTATTACAACGAAGTCTCGGGCCGGCACGATCCAAATAAGCAATCCCGACAGGACGTGCGGACCGTACTTGCGGCTGTCGTTGATATCATTACCCGGAACGTGACCGACCCAGAAGTCTTAAACAGGATTAGTTCCGAGATGCAAATTCAACTACAGGCTCTGGACATATGATGCTTAGATACATGTGGACTATTTGGGTGCAGGAAGTATTTGAGGCTAGAGATTGGGATACGCTTTGTAACGCACAAAGAATGATGCGACAGGTAGAGCGGTTGACAAATGGTCAGCCGTCGTTCTATGGTATAGGGCGTGACCCATCCTGAGACAGAACGATATTATACGCCTAAGCTTTCGCTTACGGCGCCTAGTATCGACGATGAAATCTCCGCTATGCGTCCGAATTGGGAACGGTTAGATCAGGCATATGCTGGTGCAATTATAGTCAATCCTGATACGATTCCGGATGAGTCTGTACTGTATGATGGTTGTCTAGTAGCAGAACGCTCGACAGGTATCGTATGGAGAGCGCAGAAGAACGCCAGTGGGGTATTCGAGAAGCGATATATTAAATATCCTTGGCGAATTAGTTTCTATAATCAGACTAACCAGAGCCCTACAGGTATTACAAACTGGGCACTGTTTGGATATAGCACTGTCGAAGGCGGAACTATTAATGCAGGTGCAGAAAGCTTAGTTGGTGGTAGGGCTATAATTCCAGTGACCGGTTATTACCAGGGTGGAGACTGGGTTAAATGGAATACACCACAAACTGCAAGTCACCGGGGTCATACGCTCTGGGTTAATAATGAAACTACTGCTAGTCCCAACTCACCACAAGATGGTGAACAGTCTAGACCGTGTGTTTTCAATGGTGGTAGTACTTCCTGTGTAAAGATTAATAGGAAGTTCTATAAAGGGGATTCGGTATGTGCAGGTCTTTGGCACGCCGAGGCTGTCGGTATCACCGTTGACCATCGTATCCAACTCGCATTGGTAAGGGTGGTAGGCTGATATGGCTAGGCAGTATACACCGCGGATGAAACTTATCACGGAATCAGACGATGAGTTAATTGACCAGTTTGAATATAACTGGCCGATTTTGGATTACTATGCAGATAGTATTATCGTAAATAACGGTGTGACACCGCCAGATAGTGAGCTTTATGATGGCTGTCTAGTAGCAGAACGAACTAGTGGTAAGCTATGGATGGCTAGTAGGAATCTAGCTACTGGACTGTTCGATAAAAGCTGGATCGTCTATCCGTGGACTATCGAAAGCTCAAAGACATTTGCCACTAACGGCAGTAATAATGTGCTACAGGGTTTCCCTACTCTGGAAGCGGCAAATTGCGTTAACGCAGGTGCGGCAGATATCGAGGCTGGAACTAGCTATATTATCATTCCAATTGCAGGTATCTATGCGATCTGGACGACGCTTCATATTAATGGTACCGGTGCTGCGAGTAAGACCTACAATAATGTGGTAGTTATGGATACAGTCGGTCAGTCCGGTACGGAAATGATTATGGATTCCATTTCTGGTCAGGATGCTGTTGCTGGCTGGGACGGTAATTATGCGATGGGTGCTGGAACTAAGGTAGGTTTCAGGATAGGTGATTTTAGTGGTGGAGATGTTCATACTGGTGTTATGCGTATTGGTATTACTATGATTTCACCGCTCAACTGATCTTCCTGTCGGGAGCTGATATGTCCACGCTAACACCAAGAGTGAAATATGAACTAGACGCGACAGGACAAATCGGTGTCCAGCACGCTAACTGGGATCGGTCTGATTATGTAGCCGGTCTGATTTATCGGCTGTCGACTGATCCTCCTGTCGATACTGCTATCTTGTACGATGGCGCTGTCGTAGTAGAGAAGGATACCGGTATCTCTGCCAGATACCTATGGAATGGTTCTGGTTTCGATAAGAAGTATGTGAACTATCCGTTCTACTACTGGGCTCAGGAACCTGGCTCTAGTTTTGGTTCCGGGCAGGCACCTCTTAATGGATGGACTCAAAACTTTACTAGCGAGTTAATCAACTGGGATACTACCTGGCAGGATAGTACCACTAAAGGTATTAAGATTCAGGTAAAGGGTATCTATGATTTGAGACTTCATGTGAAGCTCGATGGTACTTTCGGTGGAAGTCGTGATTTAGGATTCCGAAAGAACGGAGCTTGGCAAAATTCATATCGACAGGTGAACGCAGTGCCAGGTGGATACGGTACTGGTTATTTTATGAGTAACTCTACCAGGCAGGTATTTGCTGTTAACGATTTGATTCAGCCATACTTCTATAATACAGGTGGTGGCACCTATAATATACTGTGCTCTGTCGAATGCTCTTTGGTTAGGCCGGTGTGGTAATGACTAGTCCAGCGGAAACTGGTAAGGTAAATACCACTGCTAGTTCTTCACCTGATAGACGGGCTGTCGCAGAATTCCATCGTAATTCTGATCTGGATACTAGGCCAGAGGCTCAGCACCATACGACAGGGAACGGTTCTAATCAAGGCGCGTATGGTAACCATACTCACGATGGACAGCGAGGTTTGTTGCTATTAGAAGGTGTGACATTTACTGGATCGCGTTCTAATAACACGGCTGATATCTTGAACCAGATTATGAATGCTCTGGTTCCACTAGGCGCTACAAATGCCACCGGGTCGTAATCCCCGTAGGGCAAAGCCGGAAGATTATATGTCCACCAAAGATATGGTGGATTTTTTGACGAACAGCTTGAAACTACAGGCTAAGACGCCTAATCTGCACGCATACATTCCGCATTCAAAACAGAGTGCGTTTCATAAGAGTGATGCCAAGGGACGACTTTACATTGGGGGAAACAGATCAGGAAAGTCTGTTGGCGGTGTGGTCGAAGATTTGTGGTGGGCTACAGGACGCCATCCTTATATTAAGACTCCAGAATTGCCCATCCACGGACGAATTATCGGCGTTGACTTCATTAACGGGATTCAAGGTATCCTACTGCCAATCTTCAAGCGATGGATTGTGCCTAGTGACCTTATCAATGGTAGCTGGGAAGATTCCTGGCACAATCTCGAAAGAACGCTCACATTAGCCAACGGCTCGATACTGGACTTCAAATCTAACGATCAGGATTTGGAGAAGCATGCAGGTACCTCTCGAAACTTTATTCATTTCGATGAGGAACCGCCAAGAGCTTATTTCATCGAGAATCTTCTTCGTCTAGTTGACACAGGTGGGTCCTGGTGGATTACCATGACTCCTGTCATGGGAATGACGTGGATTTACGCTCAGCTGTATGAGAAGTGGAAAAAGGGACACGTCGATAACTTCGAGGTCATCGAAGTAGATATGGCGGATAATCCATACCTGTCGGAGACCGAAAAGGCTGCGATTCTGGGTTTCCTAAATGCAGATGAGCGATCGAAACGAGAGCACGGTAATTTCATCCCGCGCGGTGGCTTGGTATATCCAGACTTCGAGGAAACCAAGCACGCTACTATTAGGAACTGGAAACCACCGAAAGACTGGATGGTTTATCAGAGTACCGATCACGGATACAATAACCCTGCTGCTCATTTGTGGCACGCTGTATCTCCTGACGGACTGACCGTCGTTACGTTCCATGAGATGTATGGTAGTGAGAGAATCGTCAAGGAATGGGCTGCTGATATTCTGAAGTGGGAAGCGGAGAACGGAATCGAGATATTTTTGCGAACTGGCGATCCTGCCATGAAACAGAGACAGGCAGTAACTGGAACCAGTATCGCTAGCGAATACGCAGACTGTGGTATCTATTTCAGTCTAGATTCCGTACCTCGTGACGTGGCTGTCGGCGTAAACAGGATTACGCAGTACTTGCAGGTGAATCCGCATACCAAGCAGCCATTCTGGCAAATTGATGGAGAACGTTGTAAGAATCTTACGCGAGAAATGCTACAGCTACAGTGGGCATATTATGAGTCTGCAAAACTAGCGGATTCAAACAATAAGCAAGAAAAGATCAAGAAGAAAGACGACCATGCTCCGGACTCGGCCCGTTATTTCTTCACGTTCTTACCCGACCTGGGATCGATGGTTGATACAACGATCGATCCAATTATGGAAGCTCTTGGAAACGGAGGCATTCAGGCCGGAACAATATGGGAATTTATCGCCCGAGCGAAAGGACCGGAAAGTAATTTCGGACCGACGAGTACTGAATGGATGACCCAGGAAGGGTTTTCCGTAATGCCTGATGATTGGGATGACGATTTCTAATGTCTGATACGTTTACGTTTGTCAAAGCGGGAGAGGCAGCGCATCCCGGTACGTGCCTGATTTGCGGATTCGATAGGCGAGATTTCATCGACTTTCGTCGAGATATGGAATACTATGGTGCTGTACTCGTATGCGTTTCATGCATTCAGGAATTGGGCACCGTTCCTCAGTTGGATTTCGTATCGAGAATCGATTATGAGGAACAGGCTGCTCTAGCCAGGTCGCTAACTCAAACCGTACAGTCATATGAGGGACTCAGGAAGAAGTTGGAAGATGGACTGGTACGTGTTGCCAACGATTTTACTGTCGATTTTGATTCCACTGGGATTAATCGAACTCCTACGCTACAAGGCGAACAAGGATACGTTAAGCTCGTTGAACCAGCAAAACAGCGAATTCCAGAAGACATTAATTCACCTTTCTAATCTCCTGTCGTCTAAAGACCCTATGGCATTTCAGGCAGTGTCTGTTGTAAGTCCGCAGATGCCAGCGTATGATTCGGAGTACGACCCAAGTGATGAGGCTGAAATTGCAAGGCTAAGGGAACGAGGAATCAGTGACGGGGCCATACTCGATGAATGGAGCGGGGACGAAGGTAGGGAATTCGCTACCATCCGATCCGAACTCTATGGCGATCAGTCAACCTGATCCTAATATTCTGCCTTCTGGTAAAAAGAAGCGTCCTCTCGACAAAATGTCGGAAAAAGCTCAGAAGGAAATCGTCTCATGGGTTCAGGGCGAATATGGGAAGATGAAGAATTACCGCCAGAGGATTCGGCGGCAGTGGGATATGAACTTGGAGATGTATGGGGGAAACCAGTTCATTACAAATCTTTCCAAGGATGGCAGGACTACTGGCCGCATTGGTACACCGCCTTCTGCCCGACACCGCGAGCGAAGTGTTACCAACCGTATTCGGCCGATGATCCGGACGGAAATTACCAAGCTTACCTCGCAAAAGCCAAGCGTCACTGTTATTCCTGCTTCGGGTGAAGATGATGACCTGTTTGCGGCGCAATCTGCCGAGGCAGTATGGGAATTTCTGTTCGATCATCTGAAATTCCAGTGGACTTCGGAACGTGCAGCGTTTTGGACCAGTATTACCGGTAATGGTTTCGTAAAAACATGGTGGGATACCCAGAAGAAAGACACCATGTTCAAGAACATCCTGGGTATGCCAACAGTGGGTAATATCCAAATCAAACCAGTCACACCGTACAATATCTTCCTGCCTGATCTTCTGTGTGAGGACCTCGAAGATCAGACTCATATCTTCGAGGCTTATACTCGTCCTGTCGAATGGGCAAGACAGTACTGGAAGATGGATTTCACACCAAATGCCATAGCCAAGACTGAAATCTTCGAGGCTAGTTACTTCCAAAGTACTGGTGATAATACTTCCTCTCCGGATTCTGTGCTCATTATGGAGGCATGGATTAAGCCGGGAACTTGTAAGCTATTCCAAGATGGTGCGCTGGTCACTATTTGTGGGGATAAGCTCGTCAACTTTGATGAAGGTATGTGGTACTCACATGAGGAGTACCCGTATGCTCAGACAAAGCACGTTCAGACCGGTAAGGCTTATGGTGCAAGTATCCTAGAGGATATTAATCATCTCCAAAAGGAATATAATCGTACCAGATCACAGATTATCGAATCGAAGAACCGAATGGCGCGGCCGCAATTGCTGGCCCCACAGGGTTCATTTGATGTATCGAAATACACTTCCGAGCCCGGTCTGGTTGTTTTGTATCGCCCCGGGCTTGGAAAACCGGAACAAATGCAAATCCAGCCGATTCCGAACTATGTGCTCCAAGAAGTTGAGCGCATTATTTCGGATATGGAGGATATTAGCGGCCAGCATCAGGTATCCCGAGGAATGGCACCGGGACAAGGTGTAGTGGCTGCGACAGCGATCGCATTTCTCCAGGAGAAAGACGATGCTATCCTGTCGAATACGATTTCTAGTGAAGAACAGATGGTCGCAAAGATTGCGCGTCATGCTCTTACACTGGTCGTAGATTACTGGGATATTCCTAGACTTGTGCGTGTGACTGGAACCGATCGTGCATTTGATTCGTTCCAGCTAAAGGGATCTGATATTGCGAACTCGCTAGATGTTCGCGTCGAGCCAGGGTCTGCACTACCGCAATCTAAAGCGGCTCGACAAGCATTTCTTATGGACCTCGCCAATATGGGCGCTATCAGTCCCCAGCAAATGCTGGATATGATGGAAATTGGTGGGGTCCAGACGCTCGTTGACCGCATGCGTATTGATATGCGTGCGGCTCAGCGGGAAAATTTGAAGATGAAGCAACTTACCGAAGAATCTATCCTGCAATTCAACCAAGAAATGATGCAAAAGGCTCTACAAGGTGCCGAAGGTACAGTAGACCCACAGCGCGGAATTCCGACTGTTGACGCAGCGAATCTTTCGACGTATCCTCCTTGTATCAAGGTCAACAAGTGGGACAATCACGCAGTACATGTTACGACACATAACAACTTCCGCAAAACCCAGGCATTTGAATTGCTCTCTCCAATGGTTCAGGATCAGTTCGACAGGCATATTATGATCCATGAATCATACCAAATGATGAGTCAAATGAACCCGATGTTTGGGGCAGCACAGCAGGGTATGCCACAGGAAGCAATGGGTATGGTTCCCGAAATGCAGACCGGACCACAGGACCCCAGTATGGGTATGGGCGGCCCGCCACAAGGTGACCAGTCTCCCGAAATGGGTGGAGAAATGCAGCCAAGTATGGGAGGCGGAGAAATGCCGCCAGGACCGATGGGATAGGAGGTGAATTATGCCTAACGTGACTATGGAAACGACGAACGGTAACACTACGACGCAGGATAATCGCTGGACTCCTGCAAATGGCGGGCTGTCGACTGGCCATGCAAACGATTTGGCCGCATCAGCTGATATCGCCAGTATGGATACGTTGCTCGCAACTTTGAATGGCGTATACTGGACCAGCAAACGGCTTGACCAGGAAAGTGTCTGGGATAAGCAGTACTGGTTGCGTTGTACTCGTCGTGCTACCGCATCACTCACGTAATAATCACAGCCCCAGGGCCGAAAGGTACAGGGTATCCAGTAAGGATTTCCTTTGAGTGCACCAGATGGTGGATTTGACACTGGTAACAGTGCAGATTCAGTCGCCCCAACAGGCACGGATAATTCATCTGCCGAAAGCCCGGTATCAAACCAACAGGCAGACAATCCCGCTTGGAATCCTGTCCTAGAGGGAATGCCTGAGGTATTTGCAAATCGGGCACGTCCACATCTTCGGCAGTGGGACGACAACTATCGTCAGAGGGAATCTGAATTACGGGAGCTTAGGGAAAAGTACAGCCCTTACGAGCAGTACTTAACGGTCGATCCCGAAGCTATCCAGTATGGCCTGGGTTTAGTTGGCAGGCTACAGCAGGACCCAATGGCAGTATATACAGCTCTTACTGAGCATGTACGCCAGTTGGGTTTGCTACAAAACGACCCTTCTGCAAACGGAGGTCAGCAGAAACCAGATGCAGTTCATCTGGAAGATGAGGACCCTCGTTATACAGAACTGGAAAGACGACAAAAGGAAATCGACGATCGGCAGGCTGCATTTGAGCAACAGCTACAGGAACAGGCTTACAACAAGCAGGTAGAATCATACGAATCGGAAATTAACGCGGCTGTCGGAAAGCTCAAAGAGCAATTCGGCAATGCAGTCGATGAGCATGATTTGCTGCAACGTATGTTGGTCCAGGTCCAAAGAGGCGAAGAACTCAGTGCACAGCGGGCGTTTGAGGAACAGAAATCGTTTTTCCAGAGAATGTATGCCAATGTTTCGCAGCAGCGATCTGCTCCGAACGTTCTAGCTCCTGGTGGCCAGCCTGCGGCAAATACGCCGCAGAAAGACCCTAAGGATATGAATGAGTCGGAGCGGAAGGCATACTTCAAGTCACTACTGGATGCCGCAAATGCCGGAGGCTAGAAATGCCCACGAGTCTATCGACTCTGACCGCAGTAACGAAGGAAGTTTACGAGGGTAAACTTCGAGCGCAGTTCAATGAGGAAGTGGTTCTGCTCAAGCGAATTGAGCGGAATGGAAACGGCAGCACGATCACCAGTACTGTCGGTGGAAAGTATGTCACGTTCCCGATCAAGGTTTACCGGAATAACGGCCTTGGTTTCCGACGTGAGGGTGAGAATCTCCCGGTTGCTGGAAACCAGGGAACCGCGCCGGTTCAGGTCCGTTTGAAGCACGGATATGCTTCTGTTCAACTTACCGGACAGTCTATTCGGCTGGTCGATAAGGATTTCCAGGCGTTCATTTCTGCGCTCGATCTGGAAATGCAGGGCGTGAAGAATGACGTCGCCAAGGATTTGAACCGTCAGATGTACGGTGACGGTACCGGTGCAATTGGTGCTACCAGTACTGTTGGTGCAGCTACGACCGCGACGATTACCCGAGGCATTCAGAATTTCCAGGTTCAGGAAATCGTGGATGTTTACGTTCTTGCTACTCTGGTTGCAGATGGTGCCCCAAAGGCTACTGGTGTTCTGATTACCGCAGTCGATCCAGTCGCAAATACTATCACATATACGCCGTCTGTGACGCTTGCGGCAGGCGATGTGTTCGTTCGTACCGGTTCGGCAAATCGTGAGATTACCGGTTTGGCTGCCATCATCAATAACTCCGGTACTCTTTACGGGGTCGATCCCAACACGTATCCGATTTGGAAGTCGGTTGTGGATCATAACTCGGGTACGAACCGCGCCCTGTCGGAGTCCGCAATGATTCGGAACGTTCACGCGGTCCGGACAAATGGCGGCAAGACTAGTTTGCTGCTCTCCTCTCTCGGCGTTCAGCGTGCGTACTGGAACCTGTTGGTTCAGGCGCGACGTTTCTCGAACGTCAAGGAATTTGCAGGTGGTTACACCGGTCTGACATTTACTACCGATCAGGGCGAAGTCCCGATGGTGGCAGATGTGGATTCCCCGTACAACACCATCTTCGGTATTTCCGAGGAGAACATTCGGCTCTACCGCGATGCGGATTGGGACTGGATGGATATGGATGGTAGTATGTGGGATCGAGTTCCTGGTACCGTTGCGGGAACCGTCAAGGACGCATATGCGGCTGAGATGTTCTCGTATCTGGAACTGGGAACTGATCGACGAAATGCCCACTGGATCATGAAGGATATCACCGAAAGCTAATCCTTCCCGGGATGGGGTCGGTTCTGCCATGCACGACAGAATCGGCCCCAGGGGCATATCACCGTAGGAGAATCTATGTCTGCGCCACTTTCCTTGCGAGATAAGCAAATGGCTGCTCTCGTTGCGACGTATGGACCTGGCTTGTCCTATGCTGATATGTTGCAAAAGTATCTAGGTAACGGTAATAGCAGTATCAGTGATCTGTTTAATACTGCCTATCCAGGTCCCGGTAGTTCTACTGATGGCTATTATAATGTCCTTTCTGGTTCTGGTTCTATGTCAGATAAGCAGTATGCTAACACTAGCGGTGGCATCGCTGTCGGTTCTCCAATTGACGCACTTATGGCAACAACACCATTCTATATTGGGCATCGTGGCCAGGGTGATGTAGTACCTGAGCATACTTACGAAGGCTATATGGCCGCTGTTAGTGCAGGTATGAAAGCTATTGAAGTATCGACTCAAGTATCTAGTGATAACTGGTGGTTTTGCTTGCATGATGCAGGTGCGACAGGGCTAGACCGAACTACTGATGGTACAGGTGATCCTAAAACTAAGACTCAGGCTCAGTTGCTAGCTCTTAAGGTAGATATTAATAACTGTGGACCTTACTGGGTAGCTCAGAATCTGAGGATACCTGCACTGTCTACTGTACTTTCAGCTTTAGTGAATACTAATAACAAAGTAGTATTCCTAGAGAGTAAAGACTACACGACTACTGCTATTGACGCTCTGCTGGTTTATCTTAATGCTAATTTCTCAGCCAAGCAGAAGTCTAATATCATTTGGAAGTCGCATGTTACTGGTGCATACGGGCTAGCTGCTGCGCGTGCAGCCGGTATGAAGTGCTGGGCTTATATTGATTATCCTCTAGTGGCTCAGCAGGTTACTGACGCACAAGCTCGGGCTGATTATATTGGTATTCCACGATATGATGGTGGTACGGGACTTACTGATGGAGAAGTAGATACTGTAATCGCTGGTATCGGCGCAGTAAAAGCTATCTCTTGGCAACCGGTACGTCGATCTGAAATGGCTAAGCTGCTAGCTAAGGGTGTGGATGGTTTTGTGTGTCCACAAGGTAGGTATGCTTTGGATAACCTGCCTAATAGAAGCCAGGATGACTTCGCATCCGGAAAATGGGCACCAGGAGATATCCCCTTTGACTCGTCTAGAAACTTTGTTCTGGATAGTGGCACTGCTTGGTTTAATACTACTGCTACGAACCCATCGGTGGTAATGGGTTCGCTGTCGCCTTCTGGTCCGTATTTTGAAATCGAGTATGAGTTCAAATATGACACAGTGCCCGCTGCAACCCTTGGTTCAGGGATTGCTTTCTCAAAGCCTGACGACCAAAGATACCAATTTCAGCTTGCTGGTAACCCCTCTGGCGGATATCATACTTTATTGCGACAGAATGGACAACTGCAACTGTACTCACATATTGCAGGAAGTGCATCGGGTACACAACTTGGGTCTACGATCGCTACCGCTGTCCTAAATAATACAGACTGGGCTAAGATTAGAGTCCGAGTAGATTCTAATGGTATTCAGCTACAGCGTATGGATGGAACTCCTAGCACTGTTATTACCAGTACCGATAGTGTAAATAGGGGTAGCTATTTCCACCTGTCGCGTAATCATGCTGCTGCTACGAATGAGACGGTGAGATTTAGGAATATTAAGGTCACGGCGCTGTGACGGGGGTAGGGGGATGGCAAAGTTCAAATGGTTCTGGGATTTGTTCGAGGGAATCCGTCGATTAGTAGTTTTCCTGCTAGGTATCGTAGTAATTATTTTCGCATTACGCGATCCGGAATCAGCTAATACTGTTTTTATGCTTCTGATAGGCATGGTAATGGTAGGAATCTTGCCGATTGAGAATCTATTGGCATGGTTTCCTACTAGGCATAGGGAAAGGGATAAAGATGAGCGATGAGTTTTGGAGGCAGACGTATCACTACGATCAGGATTATGGCGGATTCGTCAATTCAAAGCACGAAAGAGTCGCCCGGATTGTCGCTGAATCTTACCCTGACCTCGAACTCGGGTGGATTCCACCTGCTGATAGAGACGAAACTGATACGAAGCCTTATGCGCTCATTTATAATGATCCAAATGGAACGCGATACCCAGTCTCCTACTGGCGAGAAAACGAAATTGACGAGCGTATCCTCGTCTGGTGTTACGAGAATGACCTCCACCGACGAAACCCAGGTGCTGTCTATGATGAAATCAAGGCAAAAGAAGCAGCACGACAGTATCTGAGGAACAAAGAGATCGAAGATGAGGCAGCGGAGAAGTGGGAGTTCGGTGAATCGCTGCTGAAATCTCCGCTTCACACGTATAAGCATAACGGAAAGGTATATCGGGGCTAATTATGCCTACTCCTACCGCGACAAAGACACTCGCTGACGTATCTGCATACGTCAAGCGTCAGTTTGGTGACGAATCTGGTGTCCAAATCACCGATGCTGACATTACGCGGTGGGTAAACCAGGCTCAGACTGAAATCGTCAATAAGAATCCGATTATTCAGGCGACAGGAGTCACAAATACTGTCGTAGGAACCCAGACTTATGACATTCCACCGGATATGATCCAGTTGGAATCGATATTCGTCGACGGTATGATTATGGAGCAGTCAAACTTCGAGACAATTCGGGCTCAACTGGGTAACGATGCCAATACTCAGGGCAATCCTCAGTATTGGTACGTGTGGGCCAATAAGATTTACCTCTGGCCGACACCTTCCCAGGTATGGAAGCTCGAAACCAATTACTCAAAGATGCCAAATCGGGTATCTTCGAGTGCTGACGTATTGGGCGTGCCAGATAGGTACTTCGACAGGGTATGTGAGTACGCAATGGCGAAGGCATATGAGCTAGACGAGGATTGGAGTGCGCACGCGGTACAGAAACAGTCTTTTGAGGACAAACTCAACGAGGCAAACAACTCCGATAAGGTAAACTGGGGCGCATTCCCTGTCGCTTTCGATAGCGAGTACGAATAATGGCTAACGAGGCGACGAAACTGGGTCCATTTACCGGCGGATTGCACAATAGCTCGTCCGGTGAGTTTATCGAGGACGACGAACTCTGGGAATGTGTGAATCTAGAGGTAGATAACGACGGTTCACTGGTTAACCGACCAGAAATCAAGAAGTTTATCACGTCTGGATTCAATGCTAGCCAGTGTTCACTGCTCGGCGTGTATATTCCGAACGATGGACGCAAGTTTCTGGTGATTTATTCGCCTACCGATAACAAAGTGTATCTAGTAGATGCGGTTACAGGTGCTGCAAATGGCACTGCAACCCCTGTCGGAGTCCAGAGCGTATGTTGTGTGCAGTATGCCAACAGATTGTGGGTAGTTTCTAAGGTAGGTGCTGGTGCAAATGGTGGATATTTCGATGCCCCTACTCCTAGCACTGTAACATGGACAACTGTAGCTGCAATGCCGCGTGGCGAAGCGATTACGCAGTACAAAGAGAGGCTATGGATCGCTTGTGGCCTGTCGGCTACCTCAAATACCTCCCGATTTAGCTTTAGTGGCGTTGGGCCTCTTACTGATACTTGGGGCGGTACTGATTTTATCGATGTAGCTCCCGGTAACGGTCAGAAACTGGTATCACTGGTGCGTCTTGGCAGCGATTTGATCCTGTTTAAGGAGCACAGTACGCATAGGTTCACTTATAGTACCGATCCGCGGAAAGCTGAGCTAACAGAAATTGATGGTAGCATTGGCGTGCCGGCTGTAAACTGTGTTGTTACGTATAATAACAACTCAATTTACTGCATGCATGACAATGCGGTCTACGAACTGTTCCAGATGACGTATACCCGTATCACAACGCTGGTAAATATGGAACAGGAGTCCGATTTGGACCTGTTCTCGAAGGATCAGTACGGTTTGACTCTGCATAGAGACAGATTGTTCGTTCGATACTTCAAAAACCTGTATATCTACAGCTTGAAAATCAAGAGATGGAGTACTTGGGAATCTACGCGGAAGTTTAGCCGGGTCGTAGTGATTCCTAGCGCCACAACTGGTCTAGATACAGCATATGCGTCTAGTGCAAGTCAATCTAAGCCGACAGAACTGTACTATTTCCAAGATATCCGGAAACTAAACTACACCGGAGGTACTCCGACAGATGTGATGGAGGTATTCAAGGGTAGAATCACCACAAAGACGTATGATTTCGATAATCCACACAGTTTTAAGGTCATCTTCTGGTGGGGATTGTCTATTGCTACGTCTGGTTCCACTCTGTCGTATATTATCATTCCAAATGCCAACAAGAATAGGACTTGGCGAAGCGTAAGGGACCAATATACTACATGGCCCGCTGCCCAAGCTGGTTTGCAAACCTGGGCGAGCAATGCAGATGTGGTAATTACGGATACGACACTAGTATCCTACGGTCAGTACGCTAGAAAGTTCTATAAGCTGCTAAAAAAGATGCGATTCCGGCAGATTTATTTCAAGATCGAGTTCGATATCGTCGGAAATACCATCACGGACGATTCTAGTATCCGTGTGTACGATCTGACCGCGTTTGTGAAGTCCAAGGAAACTGTAGTTAAGGAGGTATCGTAGCTATGGACCCGTTTCGTCAACAGATTGCGAATATGGGAATCGATCGTGCTGGTGGTGGATTCAATCCATATGCGGCTGGTCCGAAACGTTACGGTATCACCGGACGAGCAGCAGCAACATCGGGTCCAGTTTCTCTGGAAGGTAGGCAGGGATACGATCAGCGCGATATGCAAGCTAGGGCTAAGCGTACTGCGATTTTGAACCGTATGCAGGCTACCCAAAAGGGTCAGCATATGAATCCCGCCGCTTTGAGAGGAATGTGATGGATACAACGACACTCTTGCTAGTCATTATCGCCATCGTGGTAGTGATTCTTTTGATTATGGCCCTAGTTGGCTGGAGGCGGCGATAATGAGAGCAGTACAGAAATCAGCACCGGCAGGTAATCGTACCGGTACACAAATCAATGCAGGTACGGTAGCCCGAGCCCGAGTAGATCGTGAGCAGCATAACACTGGAGGTATGCAACCAGATCGTCGAGGAAATCGTCCACAGCAAAGGCTTCCCGATTTGGGGAATCAGCGACAGGGCAGATTGCCGGATCAGGGCCAAACTTCCCGAGCACCGGGAAGAACTGAAACTCTAGGTACCGGATATAGCGGTGGAATGCCTATGGATATTCCAAATGGTGGGAATCAGGGTGGTGTTCTTGATCCTGATATTCTTGGTCCTGGTATTAATGGTGGTGGTATTGGCGAACCTCTTGGGCAGCCCTATAACAACCAGCCTGTAATTCCGACGGGTGACCCAAATCAACCTATGCCTTCTGGTGGTAATGGAGTCGAGGGTCATATCGATAACAGTTCTTCGGCCGAAGTTGAATGGGCACGACAATTCGCTAAGCAGTATGGAGCTTTCCCTCCTGGGTATGAGTACCTAGAAGGTATCTTCGGTATCGGCGGATGATATGCCCATCGATAAGAACGGGAAGGAACCCGGCCAAAAGGGATACACACTAGAAGGTATGGAAGGTAAGAAAAAGGCGCAGGCCCAAGCCATTCTGATTTCAATGGCGAAAAAAGAAGGGAAGATTAGAAATGCCTAGAATTCTTGGGCCACAAACGCCGGCTATGAATGCAGCTTCGGCTAGGGCTACTCCTGCTCCATCGTGGGGGCAGAATTTGGTAAACGTCATTGCTAAATCTGTTGCTCCTGCTCCGAAAGCTCCCGCCAAAAAGGCTCCTGTCGCTGGAACCGTAGCTAAGAATACTCGGATCATTCCGACGAAGGTAACAGGTAAGAAGAATACTCCTACATATTCTTCGAGTGGCGGAAGTTCCGGTACAAGTACGGGACGTTCTGGTGGTGGAAGTTCTGGTGGTGGTGGAACTTCTGGTGGTGGAAGTTCTGGTGGAGGCGGATATGGAGGGGGCGGTGGAGGCGGTGGTGGATTTGATGCATCTGCTATGCCTGCCATGATGGATATTACCGTTCCTGATGCTACCGAGGATACCGACTACAAACGAACTGTAGCCGATTTGGCCCGAGCTATGACAGATTTCAGCGCACAGCAGGGTCTGTCGAGAAAGCAGTATGATTTCGGATTCGGGGAAGCTAAGCGTAAAATGGGGTGGAAAGCTGATCCGGCTGATGCTACTAAGGGGGCATTCGACAGAGCACTTCCAGGTGCGTATGGGGATGCGGTTTACGCTAACGAGAACGATTTCGCCGGGCGTGGTCTTACCTGGAGTGGTTTGTTCGGCAAGGCATCTGGTGATATCAACCAGGAATTCGCGGATCGTGGTAAGAATCTCGATGTAGCCCGACAGGATAATATCGATACCCAGAATCTAGCCAAGAATACCTTCGTGAGTAATCAGGATGCCACAAGAGAGGTAGCAAAGCAGAACGCTATCTCAAAGATTATGGCTTCTCTTGGTATTTCTGCCGGTGAGGTTCCTGTCGGGACCGGTTCTCGCGTGATTCAGAGGGCGGCGATTGGCTAATGGCTATCGATCTCAAGGCACCGCAGGTTCAGGCACTACAAAAAGCTGGGTATAAGCCACAGGAGATTCGTGCATTTCAGCTTGGTCAGCTTACTGGTACTGCTAAGAGCGATATGCTTAAGACGATCAGTCAGCCTGGAATTTCTGGACGACACCAACTCGGTGGAAACTCTAACTCGTTTCCGGTAAATCCAATGGGTGGTACTAGTGCCCCGCCAAACCGTACACCAACTTATTCGTCTAGTTCTGGTACCACTGGAACTGTTGGTAAAGGTACCTCTACTCCTGGCGGTGGTACTGGTAGGCATCAACTCGGTGGGACATTTGGACCTTCCTGGGGTCAGCAATTTGTAGATATCGTTAAAGGTGCGGTAGGTGGTATCAAACCGACCTCTGTTGGTAGTTCCTCTAGGCGAGCACCTGGAAAACCAGGTGGTGGTACTGGAAGTGTATTCGAGGGTCTGGAATTCCCAGACTATGATTACGTGCCTCCTACTTTGCAGATGAATGATTTCACTGATGAGGCAAATGCCAATGTAGATAAGGCTTTCGCGCCTCTGTTTGCGGCATATGCTCAGCAGAAGCAGGAAATCAATACTAAAGCTGGACAAGATCGACAGGTCGTAGGCGGTTTGTACGATCAGTATGTAAAGAGTATTGCCGAAGGTGCTGCACAAACTGATAAGCGATACGATACTGCTGGTGCGGAACGTGCACAGCAAGGACAAGCTCTCGGTAATACAGTCGGAAATTATTACCAGTCTGCAAACAGTAACACAGCTGATTTGCTCAAATCTATTGGTGCGCAACAGGCTGCTCCAGAGTTGCTTCAACAGGGTGCTAACGAACAGGCAGTACAGCAGAGCCAAGTTGGACAAGGTACCCAGGCTATGCAAGACTATTACGGTCAGCAGAACCAGGGAGCGCAGGACCAGGCTGTCGGATATCAAGACGCCGCACGTAATGAAAGCGTACGGGGTCAAGCAAATGTTCTAGCAGATGCTGCTGCTCAAATCGGTGGGGTAAATCGACAGGAAGCTGGATCACGTACCGAGGCGGGAAAGACTGCTCTCGATATCGCACAGCAGCTAGCAAATCGTGATTTCCAGGTACAGCAGTCTAACGTAGGTAATGCTGCAAATGCCTACAACGCTGATTATCAGGGCAGGGTTGGTGATTACAATGCTGCCCGCCAGAATATCCTGGATCAACAGGATCTGAACTACAAGACTACTCAGCTAAATCAGGGCCAGCAGCAAATTAACCTAGAAGTTGAGAAAGCAAAAGGTGGCACAGGTTCTGGGGTAAATCCGACAGGATTGAATGCTACTGCTTTGCAGTGGAGTGACCAAATCGGTCAGCAGGCTGTCGCTGATATCACCAGAACAATCAACGAAGTAACGGCTGGTTCTCTTGTACGTACTGGTGATCCAAATAAAATGGGTAATGCCTATATCGCTATGCTGTCGAAAGCTAATGAGGTAGCTCAGCGAAGTGGTGTACCGGTAGCCTCGGTACAAAACGCCATGATTCAAATGTGGAAGGATTCTTTCGGAGCGGCTGATACTATTCCGGAGCCAAAGGTTCCCGGTCAGCGATAAGGTAGGTAGGGGATATGGGGCATCAGTATTCTGTACGGACTGGTCGATCGCTTACCAGTCCGAAACCGATCGTCAAAGATACAGATGTCCCTAAGACCCAAATTGAGGATTGGAAGCCTACTTTCGATGCTGCGCCACCAGAAAATGGTGAAGACGAAGTAGGCTGGCTTGGCGAACTTATCGATAATATCGGTAGGTTTGGTAACTCAATTCGTGGTGGACTTGATCCTATCTTCAACGAGTCGAATCCTGACTCGATTCTTGAAGGTATGCGTAAGGGTTGGTTCAATGAGGAACACTATACTGGTGCTACTTCTATCCAAAAAGCTGTAGACGAAGCTCATAACAAAGGTGGCTACGATAAGCTATCTGATACCCAGAAGATGGCTGTCGACTTCGTAGGATCGAACTTCTTTAAGGCGACAGCCGGTCTGGTATACGACGTCGCAACTGATCCGCTGTCGTATCCAGTAGTGACAAAAGCTGTTACTGTTCCCCTAGGAGCAGTAGTTAAGCCGGCTGCTAAAGCGACTCATCATGCTCTTTGGGGTACTAAAGCAGAAGCTAAACATGCCAAGAGACTTACCGAAGAACAGGCAGCAGCTAAGGGCCTAGAAACAGAACGAGTACGTGTTGGTGAGGAAGTTGGACCGAAAGAACAGCCAACATATACTCCTGCTGGTTCTGTTATGGGGAATGATATTGGTGGAGCGGTATTTCCAGAGCCGCAATTAGGACCGGGTAGAACTCCTACACCGGGACCTCCTCGTTCTGAATCTGGCGCCATTATTACAGAACCTCCTGGTGGCGTTAGAGGCGGTCCACATGCGCCGTCATTTGATCCAACGACACGCAGCGCGGGCGCACAGTATATCGATGAATCTGGCCGGCCGGTATTTGCTCCGGAGTATAACGGTCCCGGTGATTTCCGTCCAACTAGTGATGTTTCTGGTTTGACTGAGGCTAGAAATCTGTCAAATGCACAGGCTGCTAGAATGGGCCGTCCGGTTCCCCCTCCTGGACCTACGGATTTCTTTCCGTCTACTAAGACAGGTACTGCTGCTCCATTCCCGGATATGCTTAACCCTAAGATTAAGGGTGCGGCTAGGGCTAAGCTACAGAATCCGATCGAACCGAAACCGCTATCTCCTGCTACCGAGGCAAATGTAGCTAGAGCAGCTGCTCACGATGTAGAACAAGCAGCAAAAGTTGCTGACGATATTACTGAACAGCCGGAACTTCCGTGGGTTCGGGGAGACATTTATGATAAGCAAGTAGATGCTGCGAGAGCTAAAGCTAAAGCTAATCCTACTGAGGAAAATCTGGATGCTTTAGATGATGCTATGGGAGCTAGGGAGGATGCTAGATTAGCTGAAGCTAAAGCTAGAGCCATACCTAAGCCTGTTACCGAAGCTGATATCGCAGCTAACCGCACTGTCGCAGAAGTTGGTGGTGATGTACGGGCTACAGATAGTGGCAAGACTAACGTAGGTATTCCGGACGGTCCATATCCGACCGAGGCATGGAATACCGTAGTCAATAATAATGCTATGGCTACCCGTACCGCTGGATACGTGAGAGCAGCAAAGGCTACTGTTAAAGCTGCTCCGGATGCAACTCATTTTGAAGTCAATAGTGCTATGCGTGAGGCAATTGCGACAGGAGATAGACCAGCCTATAACGCAATCTTTGAAGAAGCTACCAAAACTCACCTTAAAAAGACTCTAGCTAGTGATAAGCACGCCATGCTACAGTCCGGTACTGCACCGGTAATTCCGTACAAGGCTGCCGGAGAAAAGATTCCTAAGAAGTACTTCCTCCACATGGCAGATATCATGCATGTTCTGCCGGACACTGTGTATAGAAGTTTCTTCAAAATCAAGGGTCAAACCCCGCCATCTAGTTGGATGGGTGCGGCTGCGGCTGCGATTCACCACTCAAATCTTGGTAAGACTGGACCGGAACTTACCGAACTGGTGAAGAAAGCGTTCCTAGATTACAATAAGACTAAGCAGATACGTTCTGGAACGATGGCAGAACAGGCTGCGAAAGCTATTACGAAGCCAGAGAATCTCGCAAAACTCAAGGCTCGACTTCTAGAGAACGAAACTTTCATCGCTAAAGCTGACCATAAGGTCGGCGCGGCTGTCGGTGAATCAACTGCTGCGAAAGTTATCGCGGTATTAGATGATCCTGGGTCAAGTATGGCCGACGAATTGAACGCAGTAGCCGATATTCATGGTAGTATTTCGAGAGAGCTAAATGCGGCAGGTGGGCTGCCCGGGGAGGCGTCCGCTGCCACCCAAACCGCCGGTAAGGCACTTGAACGCTACGTGGACGACCTCGACGTCGCGGCAGCCAGGACCACCCTCCGAGGGGTCAAAGCGTCTCAGCGTGGCGATGAGGTGGCAGTACGGCGAATCCTCCTTGAGCAGTATAAGCGGGATGCAAAAGCATCGAAAGAAATCTCAGCAAGAGATGCAGGTGAATATGCATCAAATGCAGCTCGAAACATCGAACCCAAATCTACATTTGCTCCTCCGTCAAACATCATTGCCGATTTAGCTGACCAGGAGACAGAGAATTTCCTGAACTTTTTCCAGCGCGTATACCGTGGCACTGCTATTAAGCTATTTGGCGGTGCTGGCCAGGGAAAGTTCGCTGGTATCCGCCGACAGAGCGCGCAGACTTTTGGCAAGATGCATACGGCATACAACCGGGAGCTTTCGGTACTCGAAAAGGATTACGGTCGAGAAGCTGTCGACAATATGTTCTCGCAGATTCGTAATCGTAAATCGCGTAATAGTATGTCGCAAGGCGACAAGATGATTTACGACGACATGTACTCGAAGATGAAGAACGTCTTCGATCCTGCGGGTGGATTCCTAGAGAACGCTGTGCTGCGTTCTGGGCAAACCATCAAGGGTTTCAACGCTCAGATGAAACGTCGGGGACTTCCGCAGTATGAAATAGTAGAAGCATATCCTGGTGAGCCGCTAGCCCAGGCATATCAGCGAGTGGTAAAAGACTGGGTGATTCCCGATCCACTTGACTTCCTATCAAAAATGAATCAGGTATCGATGGATTCGGCCACGCTGTCGGCTATGGCTAGAGCGGCCGAGGCTAAAGGTAGCCTGCATTACCAGAAGGGCTATTCTCGAATCGCCAGGTCCAAGGAATTCGACGACGCTCCGGTATCGCACTATATCGATAACGAGATGTGGATTCCTGATACCATCATTGAAGAATTGCGTATGGCAAATGCTGAGATGCTGCGGACAGTAAACTGGGGTAAGAGTACTACTCCGGCTGCCAAGTTTATGAACGAAGTATTTGATCCGATGACCCGAGCCTGGAAAACTTTTGCTACAAGTCTTAGGCCAGGTCACCATGCGGCAAATGCTTCTGGTGACGCCATTGCGAATTTCGTACATGGAGTAAACGGTACAGACTATCTGCGAGCTAATCGTGCGCTTAGATCAGTGGGTATGGTCGAGCCCATGCCGTATGCGATCATGGAAGAAATTGCTCTAGGTCGACCGATTAGAGATACTTGGCGAGCAACTAAAGGCTCGACAGGAAAGCATCGACAGCGGGTAGCAGACCGGGCTAGCGAGCATAATCTCACCATGACTCTTAAGGGTGGGAAACAAATCTCGTATACTAACGGTCAGTTTGGTGATAATCTATTCCGCAACGGTGCTCTGTCGGAGTTTAGGCAGCTGGAAGATATCGAGGTAGCTGCTAAATTCGGTGAGGTTAGACGGTTCAACAAGTCAGATGATGGCTTGATTGATCGTGGGCTGAACAAAGTACTGAATACCAAGTACGGTCGGGTGATGGAAAAGTCTGGTGAGTGGAATGCAAACATGCAACGCTCCGCCCAGATCGCTAAGCATTTGCGGGACCCAAAGTTCACTAAGAGGTTTGAGACCGAGGAAGATGCCTGGTTCGCGGCTGTCGAAAGTTCGTTCAAAACTCATCCAGATGCTGGTGGACTAACTGCATTTGAAAAGAAGTGGGGACGGCGAGTAATGCCGTTCTATTCTTACACCAGGCAGATTCTACCGTGGGTCATGATTAATTTCATGAAGCACCCTGGGCGTATGCTGGCGATTCCGAAAGCTCAGTATAATATGCAGGTACTGATGGGCCAGGACCCGCAGCAAATCGGTGCGCCATTTACCGAGATGGATACGCTACCGCCGTGGGCTAAGTCAATCATGGCTGGAAACATTCTAGGCGAAGATAAAGACCCGACTACACAGAACGTCGGATTCTCCCTGTCGTCGCCTTTGGATACGCTGGCCGAGTTTACGAATAACCCCGAAGAAGGTCTACTAGGATCAGCGTCTAAGGCTGCGACGGGTATGTTGAATCCTCTGCTTACTGGGATTCCACGTATGCTGGACCCAGTAAATGATACTTCGGAAGAACTAGACCAATCACTGCCGGGTCTGTCGACTGTTTCTAGTATCACCGGCCGTTCTCCGACAGGCACTCTTGGAAATATTATAAGTGTACGTCCGGAACTTGATCCGACTAGGCAGTATGAACAGGGTCGAAAGACTCAGTTCTTGAATGAGTCGCTGGTCAACTTCTTCCTGGGTTTGCGTGTCTCGGACTACTCAGAATATTCTGCACCGGCACCAAGAATGGGGAATAGGTTGTGACTACCCCACTGATTTTGGATACTGACGACAGTGATATGCTATGGAAGAAACTCGATGCCAAAAAGGCAGAGAACGAATCCAAGCAACGTGCCGCAGATACTATCGTCCCGGATGCGGATAGCCTGGTTTACGACAGCTATTACGATCGTCTAAAGAGTATTCAAGACAGAAGCACCAGTGCGACTCAGGGTGCAATTGCCGCAGATGCTACGAAGAAACAATACGAAGCTG